TAAAACTAAAGAAGAGTTCGACGCAAAAGCGCCCACCATCTTCTGCGGCAGTGGGCGGAGGGCCAAACTGAAATCAGAAGCCCCGTCCACCGGACACGCCAGCGCAATAAATGAAGATGATTACCCGTATTAAATATAACGAAATATGACCGAGGAATTACAAAAGTTGCTCTGTACGCTCGAAATTGTCAAAACCAACGTCAAAGGGCGCCACTGGACACTGAAAGGAGAGAAATTCCGCTCGTGGCATTTGCAGTTCGATCAAATATACGATGTTTTGAAAGAGGCAAGCGATACGGTCGGGGAATTGATTGTACAGGCTGGGGATGTCCCCTTTCATGCGCCCTCACAGTTTCTGCGGCATTCGATGTGCGAGGAGCAGTTAAGCGTTGTGGACTGGCGGAATATGGTAGCGGACACGGACCGTGAACTGGGTGAGATCATCCGATTCATCAACGACACCGTGCGGGCCGGTATTTATGATCCCTCCGTAGAGAACGATTTAACGGCTATTTCTTCAAGACTGAAACACGAGCGGATGTTTTGCTCGCAAACATTGGAATAGACTATGAAACGAATTATTTTTACCCTTTTTGCCGTATTTGCAGCCACAGCGCTTTGCTGCGCTCAAAATCCGAATGAGACGCGCGTTGTCAAAGACGCTTCCGGACGCGTGAAGTACACCGTCCACAAAACAGGGGATCGGGAAATAATCAAGGATTCGAAGGGAAAGGTCGCAGGCACGACACGCGAAACAAAGGATCGTAAATATTACTATAATTCGAATGGCTCGTCGGCAGGTACAGAAACCAAACGGGAACCGACAAGCAGACAACGGGAAAGACATAATACAGCAAGTTCTAAATCGAACGACCGGAAGTGATTGGGTTCGGGAGTACCGCTTCCATCCCAAAAGGTTGTGGCGATTCGACTATGCGTGTCCGCAGCATAAGGTTGCAGTGGAGATCGAAGGCAATATCTTCGCTTTCGGGCGTCATAACAGACCTCTGGGAATGGTCAAAGACATGGAGAAGTATAATTCGGCTACATCATTGGGCTGGAGTGTCCTGCGGTTTACGCCTCCGACAACCAGAGAGGAGTTGTCGCGCTTCGGAACCACAGACTGTATGGATTTAATCGCAGATGTGCTGAAACAAAAAGAGGGGTATTAAACCCCTCTTTTTTTCATACCCCAATAATCGTATCGTGCATTTCTATACCGGGAGTATTGGACGTTATAGGTGGTTTTGCAAAATGAAATAAGGCCTTGACAATTCCATCCGAACCTATTTGGACTTTGAACAAATAATTGGAGGCGGATGTAAATATCGATGACATATAACCCTGCGGATAATTACGCTGAATCATTGCAAGAAACTCCGTCGATCCCGGACCTGCTATAGTCCCAAGCAACATAGAAGCATTATTTGTTGGGGCAACAGCTGTGGGGCTGGAATATTTTATATGCCAAATATTACTGTGAGATTCCTTATATACGGTTAATTTGCCGCCAAGGAACGTATATGATAAGAAAGACGGGGCTGCATGGGATATTCGACTAACGACATCTGACCCTAATTTACTGAATACAACTGATTTGTTTGCAATATTATCAGTTGCTACCGCTCCATCCTGAAGCTGGGAGGTACCGATGCTATTTGCTGCCATACTCCTATTCTGGATCGTACTGTCCGCAATATTATCTCCTTTTACGACCTTATTGCCCAGCATCGTATTCGTGATGAAGCCCGCCGGTATGGTGAGGCCCTCGGATGTCGGGGTGAAAGTTTTCCAGATGGCAATGTTGGCAGCGGTAAAAGCTCCCACAGTGGTGCCGGATGCGCCCGCACTGGCAGATACGGTGAGTTCGCAAGTGGTATAGGCGTAAAAATCCGTCCCTTCTTTCGTCGTTCGAAGCGTTGTATTTGTCTTTGTTGCGATGAGATAACCCCCAAGTGTCAGGTTGTTATCAGTGCGGAACCCGTATATGTCACCCCTGTAATAGATATATCCGGGCGTTACCTGATTACTGCCAACCGTATCGAATCCAGACAGAATGGCAATGTCTTGCACCACACTGTTAGAAGATGCGTTGTAGGAATTATGCCGGGTTGCTATGACCCCCAAATCCCGAATCAAAGATGCAAACTTTGTAAGGTCAGAAATATATACGGGATTACCCCCGGAAGGTGCAGATGTCAAATATTCAAAAACAGCCATATTATATTATTTTTAGCTCCACTTTGATGCCATACAGTAACATAGCGTTCAAATCGGCTATGAAATCATCATAATCATTGCTATCTGCCAGTTCTTTGGGAATAACAACAGTTGTGGAGTTGCCAAACAAAGACCCCTCCGTATAAAAATAAGTCGGGGTATTAGCAGTTTCTGTTGCCTTATTCTCGGCTTCGATACTGACGTTACAGAATCCCGCTTTGCCGGCATCTCCCCGATAGTAAATACATATCGATCCGTCATTGTATTTGTATGAATGCGACAATCTTATCCAACGTCCAGCTTGCTCGACAGGAACATTTACAAATTCATTCTCATTTCCCAAATTTATTTTCGTCGGTGCCGTATCGCAAAATACGTCGGCTGATACTGTCAGGAAATCTCCAGATACGACTCCCGTTTTTGCCCTAAAATCGGCGCCGGCCCAATATATACCGTACCCTTTATTGGCGGTTACTGTCATACATTCCCTTCCTTCGTATTCTTCGAAAACGTAAGTACCGTTCGAATGCCATTGGTCGTACTTGGGAAAGTGAGCCAATGTTGGGTCCTTCATCAGGTTATCATTATAAGAGTATATATATACAGGAACAGCACCCTCCTCTCCGGCAGTATAAAAATAGACCATATCTGCACTATTGACCTGGATGCTTATTTGTCCGTACTGCCCATAATATTTGTTGAGGATGCCTAAAACTTGCGCCTGACCGTATTGACAAGCTGCTATCGCATACGACTTACGACGGATTCGATCCCAGCTTTCCAGGGTAGGTAATAACGGATATATCAGACTTAATATAAATCGATACAAGGTATTTAATTGGGGAGAACAATATCCCTTTTCTGTGCGAAGACCATTAGTCAGGGCATAATTGGGCCGTAGCACTTGAAATATCAGTTGTTTTATATCAATGGATCGTATCATTACACCGGAGATATATAGATGTCGTTTTTTCCCGTCGGCTCTCCTGGATTAACACTTTGCATCTCCACCAGCTCACGAGCAAAGTTGAAATATCCTGCGGGAATGGTTATCTGCCCATTGACAGGAGTAATCGGCTCTTCCTCACTTGAATCCGTAACGGATATATTATTGAAATAAGCGTCACGAATCCCCGGAGCACTTTTTATTGCAGATTCTATATCGTTCACATACAGGGGGTCATCTCCCCGCAGAGCAGCCTGAAAAGAGAGCAGCACCTCTCCAATCTGTTGCCAGATCACAGACAGGGAATATTCTTTGGAATAACGAATATAGAGGGATGTACAGTTCAGAATTGCCGGAGCCGCACTGGTAATCTGCATCTGAAACCCCAATGGGAGAAAGCTGTTCATATAATCCGAAAAAGACTGTAACTCGCCTGCAAGCAACGGCGTAATATAACCGTCATTGTCGATCTTCGCTACCTTCATGACAATCAAGCCATTGTCCGTGGACGAGATGGCCAACTGTTTGATGATCTGCTGATCCGGATTTATTGTCGCATATCCATATCGATATGTTTGGGAATCGACGATGGTCAGGGACGCCCCATATTGGAAGGCAAGAGCCGTATCGATATAATATTGACGTCCCATTACCTTTAAGGAACGGGCAGACGATTCGACCGTTTGTTCTGAATTGCTGATCTCCAACTTGACAATATTTAAGACCGACGCAACCGTTGATATAATTCGATTCACAATGGACGAGGAACTCGTATTATTCAGGATCGGCACCAGTATTTTAATATTCGTGCGTATATCGTCGTAAAAACTCATCAGTCACTAACAGTTAATATTTGATTATCTTGTGTTTGGAAATAGCTCCCTTCCGCCGTAATAAAATTAGGGGCCAAAGCCGAGGATATTTCGTCAAATAACGCATTGAGATCAGCATCAGGAATCGAAACACTGTTTAGCGGGTGTTCCTCCATTACCTCCGTTGCGGCATTGTTACGAACGATGTCCGATACGGTCAGCCGCTGCCCGGCATACAGCGTTGGTGTATAGCTGTCCAAGCCGTTAAGGTCCAGATTCTCATCCAACGCATACAGGGAGCCGTTCGCATTGATACATACGTCGTAAATCGTTTCTCCGCCTTTAACCACGTAATCCATTCCTATTCTCCTGCATATTTGGCCCCTATTTCGAAATCGTACAACCCTTCACTATTTCGGGAATACAGGATGGAAATCTGGGATGCGCCATCTTCCCTGATCTGCGATTTGGCCCGGGTGACAATGCGCTGTACCTCCCCGTCGGTGATATTATAAGCCCTTTCTTCCATCGCTGTTCCGTATTGGGGCTGGAATATATTCACGCAGGATTTGATGAAAAGCAGTTGGGCGTTTTGCTGGCTGCATGTCGAAGCGACCGCAAAATCCCCTCCGTCGTCACCCTGTACTACGGCAACGTCATTCCTGACAAAATCCCATCGAATATCCTGCATACGCTACAAATATAGGTTTACCTTACGAAGCCGATACATAAGTCTGCCCCGCCTGCGAGATTTTAACTATCACCGTACCGGAAGCCGGATTCCCGCCGGAAGTTCCGGAAACGGTGATTTGAACCTTGTCCCCCTCCAGCACCGCAGGCTGCCCGTCGATCCTCACTTCCTGCGCCGAACCGGTTATCACTCCTGTTCCCGCGCCGTTCCCATCCGTTACGGCCGTGGCATTCGTGACAGTGATTGTCAGCGAACCCCGGTAACAGGCTTTACCATCCGCCTTCGTCGTCGTGCTCGGAGAAGTAGCAATCTGCGCCGTCGCCGCCGGGGTACACTCCAGCGTACACCCTTGAACAGCAATATACTTTCCCATCAGGTTATCGTTAAATGGCCGTTGTTTATATTCACTTCAGAGCCAGATATAATCACACTATTCGATCCTTGTTGCAGAGTTAGCTGGCTATCTGCCACTCCGATTCGTGTCTGTAATTGACCGTTCCGAAACAAAGATAGATTAGCCGCAATCCGATTAAGATTGAATCTGGTATAGTTGTTCTCATCTTGGGCACGGAATACTGTGACAGATCCGGTATTTGCCACTATGTAATCGACGGCCGGATCGCTGTCGAAGTCGAATTGTAGGCGTAATTCTTCTACCTCCGTCATCGCCACGACAAATGACAGTTCCGGCCGGTCTTCGACAAAACCCACGATAACGACCGATCCGACTTTGGGGTATAATAGAGCGTTAGCATTACCGCCCTGTATGGGCGCGAGGCTTATGTCCGGTAAAGTAACCTCGCTGTCGATGCTAACGCTCATAGTGTTCGTTTCCGTGTCCACTTCTTTGACCGTGCCATACACAAAAGCCACAGTCTTACTTCTGCCTATCAGGTTACGCAAATCGCGCCCCAATGAAGCCATCATCCTGTTGAATTTCTCCTGTCCCATATCACTATTGTCCCGTAAATACGAGGGTTTTATCAGTTACTGTCAGCACCTGGTGAAATCCGTTTTCATCGCACCGGTAAGAGTGCCCTATCACATAATATCCCCCCGACAGATCATCGAAGAGGGTATCTTTGTATTGTACATAGTCGAAAAGCCGAACCGTCGGATATAGCATCGTCGTAATGGTACCCTTGTTGCTGTTGGTACGCAGGCCCGACAATGCGGCATCTCCTACTTGCTTGGCGATCTCCCCGTCCCGGCATTTGATATACGGCAGCGACACCACCTCTCCGTTATCCGCTCCCGTTTCGTATTCGTAGAGCTTCCCGCCGCTGATGTATTTAACCACCACGCGATACTTGTCGAAAAAGCCGTTATTGATGCTGATGTCCCGATCTATGACATTGACCGAAGTATCGAGCTGCACCGTTTCTTTGGCGTTCTCCGTAATACCTACACCGCAATACAGCCTGCCGTCGGTATCTACACGAGAGTAGAGATTATACATCCCCATAACCCGCTCCAGTGCGAAAAACGGCGATATGCCTTTCCAAGTAGAAAGAACGAAGCTGCCTTCCATAGACTTGTCATCGACGGTAAGCCGGTTCCAGTCATCCGCCAGCTTCATGCTGTCCCGGTACTCCTGAAATTTAGGGTTGGCGACCTCGATGATTTCCTGCATCATTGTCTTTACGGCGGTTTCCTGCGTCCAGCTTTTGGCGATTGTACCAAAACGCAGGACAAAAGCGCCGTCTTCGCACTGTATCTGCGTCGGAAAACCGCATACTACATTTTTCACGAAGCCGTCGAAAGCGACGATCTCCGGCATTTCGTAGCCGTTGAATCCACAGATGTAACGCAGTTTTACAACTACGTGCGCTCCCATTATAATTTGGGCATCCTGTTGGTCTATACGGATGTATGATTTGACGTTTTTACCGATCGCATCCCCCGATGACTTCTCTTTGAGAATCGTATAAAACGGCATACGGATATTGGCGGTACCGAATATGTTGTCCCGCGAATCCTCCGTAGTGAACGAAGTAAAGGGCCCTATGGAGCGCCCTTCGATGAAAACTTCATTCTTGCAGATAAAGTAATTGCCGACAATCTTGCCGCTCATAACTTATACGTTGGTTTTAGCCGTCGGTGGTTCCGCCTGCGCTCCGTCGCTGTTTTCGACATACAACAGGGCGTAATCCGTATTCACCTCCAACAGATCGAGGCTTACCTCCCACACCGTGGAACCTCGCTCCGGGGTGACGGAATAACTCTCCAATACGACATTGAAGATATTAAACTTGTCATTGAGAATCGGGTTCTCAATTTCAAATACCCGATCTTCAGCCTTGATCTGCCGGAATAATTCAGCCAACTCTGCGGCAATACCATACCCTATTTCCTTATTGATGACAACATCCGACGATAGCTTATAAGGATTCAGCAAATCGACAGAGTTCGGTTTGGATTCCAGCTTGAACGAAATATTAACGCTTGTCGGTTCGTTGGCAATCCGTTCGAAAATCGTAGGTCCATCGACAAGCTGCGAACGGCTTATCAGCTTACTCCCCTGTATGGAAATATCGAATCCGACAGGCATCAGATACTCGTCGAAAGCGATATAATAATCAGTTGTCGGTTCCGTCCGATCTAATTCTTCGGATGTAAAAATAGGCCTATTGAGTGTCGAGCGGTCGAAGCGCGATTTGGCGACCTGATTCAACAGCTCTTCCGGTGTCGGCTTTCCGGTTCTCTGACTTCCTCCATTGGTAAATACCTGCCGCCATACTCCCGTTTCGGCAAGGACGAGTTTCGCAGCAGACAGCCCGCTGTTAATGGCATCGGCAACAGGCCCCGTAATGCCGCCGATAGCTCTCCCCGGTGTGGAAAAGACCTCTTTCGCTGAATTTATAACGCGGTCGATCTTACTCTCGGTACTGGTTTCATTTGCTATCTTTGCCATATTACGTTACACTGGTTGCGTTGTTCAATGCGATCGTCAATCCCCGCACTACTACCTCCTCGATCTTGGGTTCCAGCTTGCGGCCCAGCTCCTCGATGTTCTCCACCGAGGCGATGTTTATATCCATATCAACAATCTCCTTGTTGAAGTTGATGAAAACCGATTTAGAACCTTTGGACAGGTCGGATAGCTGCTGTGCATCGGCATCTGCGGCTCCGCCGAACAACTTTTCAAACTGCTCTCTATTATGAGTTTCAGCAAAATAGCTCATTACATTGGCAAGCATTTGTTCCCTATTAGGAACGTAGCGTCCAGCCTCCAGCAATGTACCGCTTGTTGATGGATTCATTTTTCCCGGATTATTCAAATACCACTCATCACGCCAACGATTAGCATATCCGATTGAATCCTGATTCCATTTTCGGTATTGTTTCTCATATTTATCGTATGTAAAATTTTCATTTGTTAAAGCAATTCTATGAGTCAATACCGTGTCCTTCAATTTGGCAGAGAGGCTGTCGGGGGAAATCTTAACGCCCATCGAATCTAATTGTCTTGTAATATCTGGCAATAATTCAGGAAGGTTTGCTGCCGCAACTTTTTCGCGTGCTTTCAAATGAATTTCATTCAGTTGTGCCTCCCCTTCCCTGCCTTTTATTTTTTTGCCTGTATATATTACTTGACCATCAGGGCCTAAAATCACTTCCGGAAATTTCTCTTTGGATTTTCCGATGAGTTCGTCAATCCATTCGATAAGTTTAGCGACTAAAGGCCCAATCGACGATGTCAATACGGATAGTTCGGTGACAAAAGATTCCAGTTTTTCACCGAATTTATCCACGTCGATATTGCTTGCCCAGCTCACGATCTTATCGCCCAGCCAGCTATACAGTTTCTCGTTGGCTTGGGCGATCTTGTCCCAGTAGGGCGAAAGGCCATCGGCAATACGCATCCAGAAGTTTTCTTTGGCCAGCGCGATCTGTCCTCTAGCCTTCATTACCGGATGCGATTCGACAAGCTCGTTAAACTCATCCAGCACCGAGCGCAGGTTGCTTTTGTTCTTGAGCCAGTCGCGGTAATCGCCCTGAACACCCCGCTCCTCCATCATATTCATCGCCAGCTTGCCGATGTATGGCGCCTGTGTGGTAAGTTCATTCAAATCCCGACTATTCGGTACGGCCATTGCGAGAAGCTGCTGGATATTCCGGTTCACACGATCGAAGCTCAAACCACCCACGTGAGCGATCTTGCCGACAACTTCCGCCAGGTGCGACGCCTCCTCCGGGGTCAGCTTCTTGCCGTCCACGTTCAAGCCCGTAAACATATTCATCGCATTCAGCATCCCGACACGGCTGAAACCATATTCGGCCGCTAACTGCGTCGCACGGTTCAGCGTCGCCTGGTAGTTGCCGCCCAACCCTTTCTCCGCCATCCGCATCTGCATAAGATTGGAGGCCGCCTCCGCCATATTGTTCGAGTTCAACAATTTGGTGCCGATCAGAAGAGGCAACCCGGAGGACGCCAGGCGCCACGCGTGCACACCCATCCATATCTTAGCAGCCCCTATAGCTACTTGGCCGAACGCACCGAGGGCCGGGATAGCTTTTCCCACGACACCCGTCAGTGAGGTAAAGACTTTCCCCAGATTGACGGCATTATACCGCAAGCCGGAGAAAGAGGAAACATTGTTGAAGAAGCTGTTCTGAAAGGTCTTGACCCGCTTTTGGAACACGCCCAGCCCGTTCTGCCAGCCCGCCTGCGAGAAGCGCCACTGTCCGAATTGGCGCAGGTGCCAGCGAGCGCCGATGTTAAGCCGCTCCTCCAGATTGCGCTGTTTCCACTTTCGCGCCGAGCGAGCAATAATTTCCTCGTCTGTTAATTTCTTCTTCTTGGAATAGCCCGCAGTGGCTTTTTCATTGATCTCCTTTGCCGCCTTCTTGAGCGTTCCGAGCTTGGCAATCGTAGCGTCCAACTGCGAATCATCGACCCGCAGCTGGAGCTGAATGCTATATACCATATTACCTGCCATCAGTTTCTCTTAAAAGGTGCAAAAAGGATTGAATCGATGATTACCAGAGCCGCAGTATAATACTTGTCGATGTCATAGGCCGACATCTTATCTTCCAGTCCCATAATCGGTTCATGGAAGATATAGGACACGACCATCTTTTTGTAAAGAAGCGGATCGCCGTCCGTGATGTATTTCTTCAGCTCTTCGGTTATTGCTGACGCGGGGCCTCGTCTTCTGCCAGCAGGCCCCAAGTCGCTAAAAAACGGTTGAGGTCCTCCTGCACCTCTTTACTGCTGAACAGGGAAATGCAGGCCATCATATCGTTCTGAAGGTCTTTAACGACCTTTTCGTCGTCGATGGTCATCTTGACGAAACGACAGGCAAGATCGGCCGTTTCGTCGAGGTCACGGCCAGCCTGAATAAGCGACAAGCCAAACTTGGTATGTTCGACGCTCGTCCTGGAAAGACGGCAAACATTAACCGTTGCGGATGTTTCGATCTCGACAAGGCCGCCTTTGCCGTCCGCACCCCGTTTGAAATAGGTGACTTTTACGGGATAGGTAGTGATAGGATTTGTTCTGGACATAATTTAATACATTTTTAGTTGTTAATAAAGGGGCGGCACAACCGTCCGCCCCGATGATTTTTCAGACCAGTGGCACGATGTTGCGCTGCACGCCTGTACCTCGCAGAGACAAGGAACCGATCGTTTCGACATCATTGCGATTCACGCTGCCGCCCTGTTCCTGCACCACTGCATTGAGAAGCGTATATACGACGGTGCGAGGGGTCGCTAACCCTTTCATCGGGTAGCTCCATGAAATGCTGAAATTCTTAAGCTGACTCATAACCGCAATCTGCTCTGTTGCGGGCAGCGTAGCGTTAATCGCATCGATAAGGGTCTGCTGCTCTCCTTCCTGAAACGAAAGATTGGCAGTGTAGGTCGCATTTGACTTTTGAATGCCAATCGGATCGAAAGAGCCGATAGCGAATATTTCCTGAATATTCTGGCTGAACGTATAGGACAGCTCGGTACCGGTATCGATAGACAAGCAGGTTCCGTTCGAGAGCGTGAGGTACATCTGCACCTCGCCGCCCGCTACGATTATATCCTGATGATTCATGTTCTGTACTACTCTAAAGATGTTACGAAGAAAGTGGTGACAAATGCCTCCCGCAGCGTGGCATTGGGCAGGATGCGGATCGTGATTGCAAAGGCCCGACTTTTCACGAAGTTACCGTCTTTGGCCTCCAAAGTAACCTCGATCTCACTCGCATCGCCGCGCGACAAACGCGGCTGAATATAGTTGCTGCGGAATGTAGCCAGGATCGCCGATTTGTACCCGGCATTGATGTCACCGGAAGCTGTAACCGGAACCTGGGTATTGATGAGTTGCTGGAAATAATACTCCGCATCGTCGCATACTCCATTTGCGACGCGCACGAACTCAATCGCCGACAGAGCGTTGGTCGATTTGTTGAGCGTCGCACCGTCATTGTAGTAAACACCGCTGTTGCCGGGACGGGTGCGGGTGAAAAGGTACTGCTTGGCTCCGATGTCGTCGATAACACTCCGAGATACGACAGCGACATTGGTCGCTGCATTCGCTGTCGTGGCATTGACGAAATAATCAACCGGGCTTACGCTTCCCAAAGTCATCTGACCGATGGACTGCGCCGGATTGATCCCGGCAAGAATACCGAGAGCGCGGCCTACGTCGGCGGTGTATGTCGGATCGGGAGTTGTCAAAGCCAGTGCAACGCCATAGGCATTGTACGTATCGCCGCTGGGCAAATTGTTAATGTTCTGCCCGATACGTCCGGCATCCAGTACTGCCACCATACGATAACTTTCCGCGAACATATCCTGGATCAAGCCTTGTACATTCTGGATTGCTCCCTGACTTTTCGTCAAATCCTCCGCAAGACCGGAATCCGGAACTGTGGTATTGCTGGGATATACGAACCCGATAAGGCGCGGTCTGTTATCCCACAGCGTAGCGGTGGTTTGTCGGATTGCCTGTTTAATAGCGGGCATTTGTATTGCTGAAATACCTTTTTCTGCCGAATAATCATAGCCTATCAGCCACAATTTAGACCCGCTCCCTGCCTTCGAGTAAAACTCCGAAACCTGGAATTTGGCTCCATCGTCCAACGTGGAATAATCCGACAGTTCCTGCGCTTCTTCCAAAGAAGCAACCAGGACGGGGGTATCTATAAGAGGAGATGCCGAAGATACGGGAAGTACCAGCATCGCCACCCCTTCATTAGATGAAGAAGTGCCGATCGCGGTATCCTGCAATTCGACGGTTACACCTGTTCTTGCCATAATATCGAATTTTACTGTTATACTTTAGATGCCGGTTTTCGCCCCGGTTTAGCGCCTTCTTGTCCGGAATTGCGCCGACGAGCAAGTTCGGCCCGCGCCTCTTCCAGCGTCATAGAAGGAACGTCGGCTTTTTGCTCCGCAGAATCCGGGGAGACATTGCGTGCGCTCATGGACTTGGCGAACTGCGCGTCAAACATCTTGTCGAGATCCTCACAAGTCAAAGGCTCCTTTCCTTTCTCTATCGAGCACCACCGAACCTGCTTATGAACCCGAAGGGCGTCGGTCATGCGGGATTCTGCCTGCCACTGCTGACGATACATATTCCCGTCGTCCGTAATGAATACCTTTCCGAATTTCGCCGTAACGATCAGAAGGTTTTCAAAAAACTCGTCTTTATAGTTTACCATAGTGAATAATTTGTCAGATTGGTAGTAACGCTGCCCGACCACTTTCAATAGGCCGGGCAACGTGGAAACTTAACCTTGCGAAGGAGCCGTATATTTAGCCGGTACGATGTTCACGATACCTTTGCCGCCCTTACGAGCGCTACCGGCACCGAAACGCATATCCATCGAGAACTTCCAGCCATACGAGTTCGGATCGGCAACGACATGTACGTTCGTGTTGCCCATCGCCAGAATAACCTGCGAGGGGATGAAGCTAATAGCCAATCCGTATGCAGTAGCGGCCAGTACCGGCGCGGTATATTCCGGAATGGTACCGTTCGCCTGAACCTTGCCGTCGCAGTAAAGTTCAGGATCGACAACCTTCGATGTCGCCGTGTCGTAGGCCGAAGTCGTCGAACGCGACATGAAGTTGAAGGCAGAGTACTTGCCCAACATCGGACGCATCTCACCGGCAGTTTTGGTCAGCAGGCTCGTGAGGTACGGATTCGAAAGAAGTTGCTCCATGTAGGCGGCATCCATCACGCAATCGATGTCGCCATCCTTGATGTCGTAGTTCCAGTTCACGAACTTCGTCTGCGCCTTGATAAGGTCGTTAGGCGAGAGTTCCAACAGATCGCCGGCCGCCGCCGAGTTCACCGGGAAGGCATTGGCTGCGGCGAAATGCTTGACGGTGCCGTCAGCGGCGACACCCGACATCGGGACACTTGCACCAGCACTTTCTGCGATCTTCTGGAGGGCGTAGTTGTGGATGGCGTTCACCATGAAGCGCACGGCTTCGCTCTGCCCCCACGAACGATCGTCGTAGGCGAGGATATCGGTATTCGCCGCCTGCCAGAGAATAGGCTGAAGGGAGAAAACCTTGGTGACAAGCCCAATGGGGTCGTCATCATAGAGGTAGTCAGCCACATTCAGCGGAGCACGGTCGCCGTAGTAGATTTTCGGACTGATCGCCGATTCTACCCAGATGATACCCTGCTTGTCCGAACCGCTGGTGCGGGCGCAACGAGCCGCCCAGGTGTTGGCCGGAAGCAACTGTTGGTAGAAGAGCGAAAGCCATTCGACGACGGCCAGGTCCGGGGTTGTCGTGACGAAATCCGAGGAGTTGGCGCCGGAGGCCAGCTTTACGGCAGTGCGTTCCGCGATCGTCGAGAGTTTTTCGTACCGGCCTTCGCCATTGCGAACATTGATATTGCCCATAAAAGCCTTGAAGCCTTCATCCGAGTTTACGATAGCTGCAAGCTCCCGGGCGGCTTCCACTTTCGATGCGTGCTCCGGACGGCAAACGTCCGTAGGCGCGACAGTAAGCAGCCGCGCCGCAGCGTTGAATTTCGTCTTGCCTTCAGTTGTGGCAAGGAATTGATGGAGTGTTTTGTTCGTTTCCATACTTGCTTTCAGGTTGATTTTGTGGGGATCGATGATTTGTGCCTTGCCCGCCTCACTCGTCGCCTCCTTATGCTGAGTACCCACCTCCGTATCTGATGTCAGGGTCGTGGGTTTAGGCTCGGGTTCCGGCGCTTTCTGCGGTTCAGGCTGCTTCTCGGCCTCTTTTCCGGCCGCTCCGAAAAACGACTTCAACTTGGTTACGATCTTCTCGGCGATACTCTCTGTATCTTCCGCATTAAGCGTTCGAAGCTCTGCCTCGTTTTCTGCCGCAGGGACAGGCTCCGCAGCGGACAAAGTAGTCGCCTCCTTTGCGGGGTCCTCCTTCTGGATCGTCCCGTCTTTAGGGTCTTCTTGCGTCATGTTGCTTTTGTATTTATTGATAAGTGAATGATCTTTAGCCGACAAGGTTGTTATGCGTTCCGTCTGGCTGGGCGCGAACT